TTGTCCTCTACTTCTTTATTTGTTTTGTTATTTGCATCTTTTATTATTTCTGCCTTTTTCTTTTGATGTTCAAGTTCAAGTTTTTCTTTCTCAGTATAAGCATCTTCAATTCTTTTTTTATAATTTTCCTGAACAATCGCCATTTCTTCCTGAAAGTTTTTTTCAAGTTCAATTTGTGCTTCGTAAAACTCTTTTTCGTCTTTTGATAATGCCTTCTTCTTCTCTTTATATCTTAGAGTTGCAGTTGCAGTCAGATTCTTTTCTCCGTTCGCTTTGTTTACCTCTAATTTATCCTTGTATTTTTCATACTTCTTATCAATTTCCAATTGCCTTTTATTTCTGCTTTCGGTAAGTTTTTCTCTTTCTTCATCAGTTTTTTGTTGTGCTTTGAGAATTGGATCATCTTTTTTAGCATCTAAATCTTTTTGGTTTGCTTCCAATAGCGCATCTCTTTGAGCCTGAATTGCTTTTTTTACTGCTTCCTTGTCGTACTTTCCTTTTTCTTCTGCTGATTTACGTTGTGCTTCAAGTATTTTTTCTTGCTTATCAAGAACATCAATATTTGCAATTTCTTGCATAATAGTTTGAATATCTTTTAGTAATTCAACTTGGCGAGAAAGATAAATTTCTGTTTTTACCAATTGAGTGTTTAATTCAACTTGTGGTTGGTATGAAGAAGGAACGTCTTTTGGTTGTTTTCCATCACCAATCCTTCCAATGTTTCCTGAGCCTGAATTTATAAGTTTAAGAACTTTTTTATATTCCTCTTGATATTTTTGTGATTGTCTATTTAATTGAACCCAAACATCAGAATATCTATTCCATTCATCAGTTAATTCCAATAAATCAGTACCGCCAAACTTACCTATTACAGCATCAACAGTGGATTTCATTACAACTGCTAATTCTTTCCAAAGACTTACATCACCCTTTAATAATCTTTCATAATTTAATTGAGGAATACCCAATTGCCTTTCCTTATCTCTAAGTGCTTCCATAGCCAAATCCATATTAGCCCTTGCTTCTGCAACTTGTTTTTGAGAAGTTTCTACATTTATACGCGCAATATCACCTTTCAATTTAAGGTCTAAGGTTTTATTTATTTCCTTGTACGCATCATTTAATTCTAATAAAAATGTTTTTTCATCTTTAATATTTTGGATATTTGTTCCGTATTTTGAATTTAATTCATCTAAAATTTCTTTCCTTCTATTTGATTCGTAATTTGTTTTTTTCAATGTATCAATCATTGATTCCAAATATGTTTTTTCATTTTTAGATTGATTAATTAAATCATCTCTTGATTGCTTTAATTCACTTCTATATTCTCTTAATTTGTTAGATATGCTTTTTAGTTTTGTATATGTAGCAACCATTTCAGTTCCAAACAAAACAAACATTCCAACTACATTTGTTTTAAAGAAATTTGCCAATCCACCAAATGCGGTTTTTACTCCATCTACCATTGAAGACATTATCTTGCCATCACGAGCCAAATCTAAGAATGAGTTACCTAATAGTTTATTTGCTAATTGGGAGGAAGTTACAACTAATTTATACCCTGCCCATACCTTTATAGCAGTAACTATAAGACCAATAATTGATTTTAGGTTGTTAGCAACATAATTAAGCGCATCAGCCAAAGACCTATTTATATCATAACCACTTTGCGCTTCATTAAAATAAAGAAGAACTTCGTTTTTAAGATTATTCCAAGCACCACCAAGCGTATTAACCCTTGCTCTTGCGTTATTACCCATAGATTTCTCTAACTCAGTAGCGAACCTTGGCATTACATCATCCGCAAGAACTAATCCCTTCTTCATCATATCACCAAGAACTTCTTCGGTAACACCCATTGATTTTGCCATTAATTGAAATGCCCCAGGTAATCTATCACCTAATTGTTGTCTAAGTTCCTCAGCCTGAACAGTTCCCTTGGAGAACATTTGTTGAACCGCACGTAAAGTTCCTGCAACATCATCATTAGAAAGAGCCAAAGATGAACCTGCCTTGATTATACTTTCGTAAATTCTTCTTCTTTCAGTTAATGATAAACTTGAATTATCAGTAGATGCAATAAAATTTTTGTACGTTTCAGTAAGGTTTAACAAATCTTGTCCGTAATCTTTTGAGATTCTTCTTAAAAATGCTACATTCTCGCCATAATCCTTCGAACCCTTAGATACGTTTTTAAGTGATAATGAAAGCGAATCCAATCTAACTTGTGAATCAATTAAGTATCGAACACCTTCGAACGCACCAAATGCCAATCCCATTTCAGCCAAGGCATTCTTCAAAAATCTTGTTGCCTTCTCATAATGACCTACTGAACGGAAATTATCACCAACTTGTTGATCTAACTTTTTTAGTGCTTTGTCACCTTCTAAGGCTTGTTTTGTTGTTTCCTTGTATTGTTTCTCTAAATCTCTATATGCCTTTGTATTTCTTTGTCCGTTACGCTCTAAATCCAACAATTCAGCACCCAACTTCTTGGATTCATTTTTTAATTCGCGAGTGTTTTTCTCCAATTGCTTGTAAGCATTAGCCAAATCCTCAGCAATCTTTCTTTCTCGCTCTAACTTCTTTTGTTGCTTTTCGGCTTCACGTTGCAATCTATCCGCTTCACGTTGCGCTTCTTTTCTTTGTCTGTCAGATTCCTTACTTGCATCTGTTTTTAACTTTTGAGAAAGAATATCTGCCTTCGCTTGTGCTTCTTGTATCTTGGATATGTTTATCTTTTGTTCAGCAACCGACTTTTCACGAGCCTGACGTTCTTTTTCGATACGAATTAGTTCATCACTACTTGCTTTCTTTTTAAGTTCGTCTAATCGCTTAATTTCCGCTTCGTTTTTGAGTAAGTCACGATATGCTTGTTCGTAATTCTTATCCTGAATACCTTTTATTTTTTCAAGGCGCAACAATTCATCTTGTTGATTCTTTTTCTTGATAGCATCAAGTTTTTCTTCAAGAACAATTCTTTTTGCTTCAAGACTTTGTTTTTCCTTTTCAAGTTTAAGTTGTTCCTTCATCGAATTCTCAACTTCTTTTGTTTTTTGCAAAAGTTTAGTGATGGAATCCAAATCGGATATGGAAAAATCCTTTAACTCATTTTTTAAAGTAGAACCAATTCCGACAAGTTTTTTACTCAACCCATCAAGTTTTGTTTCAGCCTTTACAATCTCTTTAATCAATACTTCAAGTAAATCACCCTCAAATATATCTGAACTCTGTATTTTTTTAGCCATTTTGCGCTTGTTTTGAACCTTCTTCTAATAATGTATAATACTCATATACAGACACTTGTTTCCAATCTAATCTATAACCAAGCCATTTTGATAAGTGAATCAAAGTAGTTTGTAGTGTTACGTTGTTAGATGTATCTGCTTTAAAAAAATCTAATTTAGCATTTTCAACTTCAATTTGAGTAAGTTTGAACTGGTCTTTGCTAATTAAGTAATCACATTGTAGCAATGCTATTTTCTTAATAATATCAACTCTCTCCTTGTATCTTTTGTCAATTCCAAAAGTATTCATATAGGATTCATAGATTTTCTTAAACACTTTTTCGCATTCAGGTAAATCTATTTGCTTTTCATCTACCCTTGCATAATAGAAATCTCCATTAATGCATTTATGCCAATTATACAATGGCATATCCTCAACTGATTCATAATAACTTTTTGACATCTTCTATTAGTTTATGTACTAAAAACCTTGCTAATTCTTCTTTGCTTTCATCTGTTAAACCAACTATTTCATCGCCATATTCTTTGAATAAGTCAGTAACAGAATCAATTATATCTCCACCTTTTAGTTTTTTGCCGGTCTTGATACCATCACCATCAATTATGAATCCTTCTGACAATGGTGTGACAAACATAGATTTGAAGAATTCACCAGTATCTTTAAATGTATATGGTGTTCCTTGCTTTTTTTCAGGATTAATTTCTTCTGTTAAATCTGAATATAAGCCTATAACCTGACCGAATTCATTTATACCTTTTGAATATAATTGTCCGTATTGAACCAAAAAAAGTATGAATTCTTTTACGTCATTATCGCTTATGGCATCGAACCATAATTGATTTGATCTGACTTTTTTTAACTCATTAAACTTTTCTCCTAATATGGTGTTTTTGAATAATCCTTCCATAATTCAAAGTTATAAAAAAAGGGTAACATTTCTGCTACCCTTTCACATTTGGACAATACTAAGTATTAGTTCAATGTAGTGTTTAAAGTTCCAATATAGCCAGTTTTAGCAACTGAAACATTTACTGATGCACCTGCTGTTTGAGAAGGGAAAGTTAATGTATATTGGTTGTCAACTGATGCAACTGAACTTAAAGTTACAAAGCTACCAGTTGAAACAAGTTGCAATTTAAAATCAGCCTGAACTAAACCTTTAACTGCAATACCATCTTTACCAGTTCCGTAATCTAAATTAGCTTTAAGAACGATTGTTGTTTGAGATGCTGATACTTTTGTTAAATTAACATCTAACAAACCTTCTGCGTTGTTAAAGTTATAACCATTAGCATCGGCAGGAGTAATTATCCATAATGTAGATTCATCAAATAATCTATCAAAGTCAAATGCTACCATTATTTTTTGAACTGTATTATCAGTAGCATACATCAAACGAGCATCAAATGATTGATTATCCACTGGAATTGGATATAATCTTGAATACTCCTTATCATAAGAACCAATCAAGTTTCCGTTAACATCTACTACATAAACACCGAATTCAACACATCTGTTATCTTGAATTTTACCTAATAATGTAGGTGTTACAGACCATAATTCACCTGAAAAAGAACGCTTTCCTTGTTTGATGAAAACTTTTTTACCTGATGGTGCTTCTTCAAAAGAAGATTCTGATTTTTCCATAGTAACATTTTCAAATGTTCCTAACGGAAACCATCTACTTGAAGGATCAGATGCGTTCAACAATCCATTTATTGTAGTTTCATCAATTGGGAAACCTTGTCCAAGATAGTTCTTATCGCCTGAACTATTAAATAAAGGAACTAATATTATTTTTGAAGTAACACTTTGAATAGTGATACAATTTGGCATACCAGTGTTTGATAAACCTAAATCACATTTACAACCTAATGACATAATTTAAAATTTTGATGTTTGAAAATAAAAGGGGTATTTCTACCCCTCAATTAATTATTAAGGTTTCAATAATGCAGTTTTTGCAGTAGAGAAAGTTCCTTTTACGAATGCTCCGTAGTGGTTTGATTTCACATAATGAACCGCTCTTGCTTCACAAAGAATAGTCATTAAGTTTTTAGTGAAGTCATCATTCACATAACCAACTTGGATATTGAAATCCTCACGAATACGTAAGTTAGATTTAGTGAAATCACCAACTAAGAATGTTCCTGCGGTAATACCAGTATTTTCGATAACTGGAACAGATTTGATACGAACAATTCCATCAACGATGTAAGACATTGCATAAGTGTATTCACCAGTAGAAGTTTTAGATAACTCCATTTTAGCAATATCCTCAGGGTGTAACAAGATGTAGTTAGGATTGAATTCAGCACCTTGGATTTGAGCGATTGCAACACGCAATACATCAAATTCATTTGGATTAGGAATTGACAATGCAAATCCACCTGCTAACCAAGCAGTAGCGTTCAATAACAAACCTTCTAAGTTATCGCCAGTTCCATCACCTGATAATACCTGAGAATCTAATTTCAACTCAACTAATTCCATTAATTCAGTATCAATTTCATTTCTCATAAATGGTAAGTCAGCAATCATTTCTTTCGAAACTTTGATGAATGCAGTAACTTTTTTCACTTGTTTAGAAACCTCTACTAAGTCAAAATCTGCTTGTGTTTTTAAAGCACCCTCAGCAGTCATTCCTGCTCCACCATCAGGATTTTTTTGTTCGATGTAAGCAACGTATTTAGAGATAGTTCCTGCTACGTTTACTAATTGACGTAAGAATGGTCTTCTACGTGCGATACGAGCAACACCTGATTCCAATTGAGTTAATGCAACTGTACCACCTGAGTAGTTACCAGTGATTCCCATTGTTCCAGCGGCTTTAACGTCAAGGTTAATTAAACCACCATTTTCTTTTACCGCAGTAATTTTGTCAATTGAAGTTGTATACGCATCAACAATTGCTTGTCCGATAGATTTCAAAGTAACATTTTCAGAAACCTTCGCTTCTTTCATTCCTTCGATTACTCCTTCTAATTTTGCGATAGCAGTTTTTACTTCTGCGTTGTCAGATTTTCCTTCTAATGAAGTAATTTGAGATTTCAACGCTTCTAATTCTTCCTTAGAAACGGAATTTGCAGTTTTTTCTGCAACTAATGAATTGATTTTATCAACTACTTGTTCAGGTGTCATTTCCATTTTAAATAATACTAATAATTAAACAATAAATCTTTCGACCTATGTTGGGTTTAATTATAAAGTGATTATTTAATCGGCTTTACGACTTAACTAACATTTACAAGGTTCTTTGAACTTGTCAAGTGTAATCGTTAAAACTACTCCGCCTAAATCAGCATCAAGTATGTTTTGAATGATTCCACTATCAGTTTCGATGCCAAATCTACTATAAACTTTAATACTATGTTGTTTTAACTTTTTGTAAATAGTTAATTTGTCAATACTTTTAATAAATTCTTCCACTAATTTTGTCATTGGAACGACAACATTGTCTATGTGATCTGAATTTTTCTGAAATAATGGGTTTGTTTCATCAAGAAATGCAATTGATAAATTCATTGTTCTTTCAAGTGATGATTCCGCTCCGTAAATTGTTTGAGTATAATTGTGATATAGCCAAACCAAAGGTGTTTTTTTCATCAGGTCTGAATCAGCATTATTCCATTCGTTATTCGTAGATGTTTTTGTTCCTGAGATTGGGAATGGATTTGTTAATTCTACTGAAATAGGCGAGTAGGCATTGGCAACAATAATTTTTTCGTCTTTTATGACTTCTTTGATGAATACACCCATAGATGTTTGTTCGTCAATTCCGAGTTTTATTACCTTTCCTTTTCTCGCCCATTTTGTATTGCAAGTAAATATGTGGGTATCACTATTAATGTATTCAATTTTATTAATAGTGATGTTTTTGTCAATATTTAAAACAAATTCTTCAAATAATAGTGATACCTCTGTCATAACCAATAAGCGTATAATTTTTGCACTCCTTTAAATTCATTATAATCATTCATACTTAACAATATGTACTCCTGAATCGCATTGTATGTTCTAATTGATTCGTTATATCTGCCATAAATTGTCGTATGAGCAGTAATGATTTTTGAGTTTTGTTCTTGTGGCTTAGTCACACCAACATTTGTAGTTTTAGTGATTAAGTCTTTCAGGTACTCAAAATAGATAAACCCAATCAACATATCTTTAATTCCTCTTGACATCATCAGGGAAAAACCAATCTGTTCGTTGAACGGATCAAATATTTTCTTGAATCTATCACTCTGAGGAATATTGTTTAGGTCTAAATCAGCAATAAACAAATTATACAACTCAACACCCAATAATTGAATCAGGTATTGGTCTTCATATCTGTCTATGTATTCGTCAATCTTATGGTTTGAGTACATTCCAGTAGACAACTCAAACTTTTGAATGAAATCACTACTAATTACAAACCTTGCCATATCCTTGTTTAGTAAATAATTCTGCTTGTTCACCAGTTACTACATATTTACCTTTTGGCAAGTAGCCACAAGAACCATTCGATTCAAAATTGTATTCTTTTTTTGCATCTAACGATACTTTTTCCTCTTTGTCTTGTAATTCTACATTTTCTACTTTTGCACGTGCCATAATCGTTTATTTTAAGTTGTTAAATACTTCGTTCCAATCAAATGATTTCAATTCAGTAATCAATGTTTGTTTTACATCTGATGCCTGAACATTCATATTTGCAATTTCACTTAATTGTGATGATAAAAACTTATGTCGCATTTCAAGAGAATACAATGATTCATCAGTACGACTTCCGTTTCCTAATGCTTTTACAATCGTTTCCATTTCGGAAGTGATGTTGGTAATAAATTCTGCTTTGTTTTCAGATTTCCCAACTTCCAAGACTGGTGTCATTTCATTTGCTCCAAATGTAACTGCTGAACCTTCCCATAACGCAACCTCTGAAACAAGGTAAAATCCGCCCTTTGGCATAGATGCATCTTCAATCCACTTTAATTTATCTTGCATATACTTGAACCCTATTGAATGCTCACGAATGATTCCATCTTGGTAATCACACAAAGCATCACTACCTAACGTAGAAGTTCCAAGTTCACCAACTGCGTAAAGACCATTTTCATCTTCTTTTAATTCAACAAATTTTCCAATTTGCATCTTCCAATCGTGATGTCTAAGAAATGCGATTTTTCTATTTGATGTAGAATCAATTCCTCGCTCTTGTAATGATTTTGAGAAAGCACCCTTAACAATCATATCATTGTCAGAATCTATGCTTCCAAAATGAGCAAGATACATCGCAACCTTGCGAGAAGAAGTATCAACATCTTTAATTTGCAACCCTTGGGATTTAATTTTGTATGCTGAATTAAATTTATTATTCATATTTGTATAAATTTGTTATCTAATACTTGCACAAATATAAAAAAAAATTATTATGAGTAACCTTTCTTTTTGGAACGCTTTTTTTGGTGAAGAATTAAAAAAACCAATTCGTAACATATCAGACTTGTTTGATAGAAGTAAAAATTATCAGCACGATTTCTACGGAAAGAAAACTGCGGTGTGGATTGATACGTCAAAACCATTTCAAAATTACATAGAAATACCTGAGTTGAGGACAGTTATAGACAAAAAAGCGCAAATGATTTCCAATGGAACACCAAGATTAATTAAAGAATCTGATGGTACAGAAGTAGAAAGTCATTGGGTTCTTGATATGATTAAAAACCCAAATCCAATGCAATCTTGGGCAGATGTGATGTATTCTATCTCTGTAAATGATAGTTTATATTCTTCTTCATTTATTTATGCACCTAAAAGAAGTTTTGGAATTGTCAATCTTTTTGTTCCACTTGCAACTCACAAGATTCAAATTAATACAACTGGAAAGTCATTGAAACAGATGGATAAAGGTGGTTTAATCAAGGATTACATATTCAATTATAGTGAGGACAACAAAGAAACATTGACAAAAGACGAAGTAATAATTATTCAAACTACTGATGGTGTTAATATTTTAAATTCCGTATCAAGAATCGAATCATTAAAATATCCATTGTCAAATATAAAGGCGCAATATAACAAGCGTAATGTATTATTGGAAAATGTTGGTGCAATTGGTATTTTATCTACATCTAATTCAGACCTTGGTGGTGCTTTGCCAATGTCACCTGAGGAAAAAGACCAAATTCAGCGAGATTGGTATAATCGTTCAAAAGATGAATTGATTATCTCTGAATCAGACATCAAATGGACACCAATGTCATTCCCAACAAAAGACTTGATGTTGTTTGAGGAATTGAAGGCTGATAAACTTGCGATAATTGATGCTTACGGATTGAACTACTATATCTTCTCAAATGAAGACGGATCAACATATTCGAACGTGAATTATGGTGAGAGATTAGCGTATACAAACACAATCATTCCTGAGGCGAAACACATCTATGACAACATCACCGAACAATTGGGATTAGATAAAGAAGGTTTGAGATTGGTTGCTACATTCGACCATATCCCAGTTCTTCAAAATGACATTCTTCAAGATGCTCAGGCGATTAATTTTAGAACAGATGCTTTAATTAAGATGCAGGAAACACTTGGAATCACTTTTTCAGATGAAGAAAAAAGAATGTTCATTGGGTTTAAGAAATAAAAAAAACCCACAAGTCAAAAAGACGAGTGGGTTAAACCTAAGCAATAAAGCAAAATAATATACCTTTCACAAAAATAGAAATTTATTTTACAACTCCAACTTTTTGAATAAAGATTTTAAAAACATTGACAATCCTGCCAAGCAATCAGGAGCATCGTCATTCTTGTTTTTACCTTCTTTACTGAAACTCAATACGTTAGACATAAACTGATGGTATTCATTACTATCTTGCTTCACAAAAACAAATGAATTTATTATTGTAGAAGATTGCATAATTATCCTTGTCATTTTGTTTTGAGAGTTGTGAACCTTTAAAATTCTACACCTTCTTGCTTTTTCCTGCAATAATCTACCGAAAATTGCACCCATAGAGTTACTTTCAACTCGGCAGATATTTACATTGAGCCTATTGATTCTTTCTGCGCAAATTGGGATAGTTACATCTGTATTTCCTTTGTTGAATACATAATCTGATATGTAAACAACTTTGTTTACAATTGTAGCAACTGCCATCGCGGTAAAGTCACTTCCTGCATCTGAAACGTCAATATACGCAATTGAACCACTTGCGTTGTTTCGGATAAGATTGAATTCCGATTGCTCTATGAATCTCAGGTTAGAAAATAACCTACCTTTCATATCTACTGGTTCTTGCATATACTCAGCGGACCATATCTCAGGATTGATTCTTTTACGGATAGCCATATATTGCTCAGTAGACATTACGTCTTCACAAAATGACCTCTCATTTTCATCTAATGCAGGAACAATAATTGATAAATCGTATTCGTTATTTTGAACATTCTTTCCAATAACATCGGCAGTAGACCAACGTGTACCAATATCAATCTTTTTACAATTACGTTCCAAACGTGAATCGTGCGTACCTTCTTTCCATTGCAAAATCCTATCATTGGTGACATCTGAGAGCGCATCTTCGATACCACGATACAAGTCATCGGTAATTGCCAACATCGTTGCTCCAAAACCAATAATTGTACCACCAACCCCTGCTCCAAAATAACCTACTTGGCGAGAATGGTTTGTATTCCAACCTTGAAGGTTTGCTTTATCAGAAGAAAGTTCTACGTGTGGAAATACCATTGCAAATTTCTCTGACTTCACTATCTGACGAACATCATACGAGAATTTCTGAAATAGCGTGGCAGTACAAGTATTTCTCATTACAGATTCGGTTGGGTTTTTTCCTAATGCCCAAGCGCAAAATAATGATGTAATGTATGATTTTCCGCCCCTTGGTGGCAGAGATACGGATAAGGATTTAATCTCACCGCTCTCCACCTTCATAAATGCATCTGCAACCCTTTTCAGGAATGGTCTTTTCAGGAAAAATTCTTTGTCGTAAAATTTACAAAATTCCCAAAAATCAGTCTTCGATAGTGTTGCTCTCACTTGCATCTCCAAAGCCTTCCTCACTTCCATAGGATAGTCTTTGTTGTTCATCGCGTTCAAGTTGTTCTGATTCAATGTATTCATCGTTTAAAAATCCTTTAAGTTCGTCAGTTGAAAATTCGCTCAAATCAATTGTTTGAATTTTTGTTTCTATTTCTTGTGCGTGTGGCTTATATGCGTTGTCCATCAGAGCCTTGTATGCATTGACATCGCCTTTTAATGCCTTAGCCAATATTGCTAATGTAACGCGATATTCCTGACTTAGTTTTTCCTGCATACCAGTTAAAGGATTCCTTCCCCAATTGGCAATTTGAAGAATTTCACGAACAACTGTACTTCTGTTTCTTGAACCCCTTGGTCTTCCACCTTTTTTCAGGTGAGTAACATCTTCTGTCGGAATTTCCTCAATTTCTTCTTTTGGATTTTCTTCTTCCTCTTTTCTGCGCTTTCTTTCAGTAGATGGAAGTAACAAAAACAAATCTTCTTCTGATAGTTCCTCTTTTGGTGGAACATTCTTGTCTTTATGCGTTCGTATGGTTTTGTATTTACCACGAACTGATCCAGGTTTTACTCCTCTTTGCCCCATAATTATAATATTATTTCAATAATTTTTTCTGCTTCGATGACATTTGTTTCGTATTTACCTCTGCCTGACTTGGTTTTAACACCTAAATTGAAGAATTTCCTGATAAAATCATCTTGTTTTTCATTTTCACACGTGATTATGAAGTGTGAATGGTGATTTTTCTCCTCTTTTTCATCTAAATCTATGTCAATATCCATATTGATGTCAAAATTGAAGTCAATCGAATTAATGTCAATCTCTGAATTCTTTTTTACTCTTTTAGCCATATTTTGTAACATAAAACACTAAAAACAATCCCTAATAGAACAAAAAATGTATAATACTCAACTTTTCGGTCTTTTTTACGTACTTCTACAACTTTTTGGTTATGTAGCCTTACTTGATGATTGTAAGGCTTGATAAAGTTAGGATTGTTGGATAATTTAGCCAGTTTTCGTCTTTCTCGTCTATTTCTGCTCATTTCTCAGTTCTTTTGCTTTGTCTTCGTACCATTTTGCCTTTTTCAACTCCTGCTCCAATGGCTGATTTGGCTTTTCACCCATTCTCATTCGGTATTTGAATGCATTCATTTCACAATGTTTTGCAACATCTTCTTTTCCCCAAATGTCAACCATCATATCAATCACTTCTTTGTTGCCTTTTTTGTAGTGATCCGGGTTTACGTAATCGTATTCTTGCATTTTTTTATCTACCATTTCCTTGAATAATTTTCTGTCAATTTCATCACATTGTCTTTTCCATTCACTACCAAGATGGCAAATGGAAACAACCTTCGTACTTGAATCATAGGGAATGCATTTTTCAGCAAAATCCTCTGCATTCAGGTAAATGTATGTATGTTCCAACTTGATAAATACACCACTCAAATAGTCATTGTCGTACATCGCCATATCTATCTTGCAGATTTCTCCTTCCATAACGTAATTCTTGTGTGGCTTGATGAATTTTATTGTATCACCTTGTTTTAATTTTTTCATAGGTCTTCTTCTTTTATGAATGTTCCATTGATTGTTTTTCCTTTGCGATTTTTTATCACATTCCAAGCGGTTTCCTCGCAGTCATCTATATCAAAGCCTAATTGGTTAGCAAGAATATTAATAACCACTCTGATGTCACCTAAGGCATCTTTTTGACCTGATTTATTCTTCTTCAAGATTGCATTTGCCAATTCACCTACTTCTTCTGTCAATTTAGCCAATTGAGTGATGGCATTTTCAGGTTTTAGAAGTTGTTTTTTATCTGCCCATTCAAGAATATTTTCCTTGCGCTTGATTGGTTCTTTTGAGTATTCCTTTTTCAATACAAAGTCACTATTGAATCTTTCAATTGGAATTTCTGCATAAATACCATCATCTGTTTCTACCTCTACGCATTTCATAGCACCATAAGTCACTAACGCAGTTGGTTTAAATATTATTTTAGGAAGTTTTCTATTAACGTACTTTTTCTTGTATCTTATTTCCATATTATTTATTTTTATCTAAGGTTTTTCTGTATAAACAATTCCAAAACTTTCTGTATTCTTCCCAAAATTTCTTCGGATCATTTTTGTGCTTGAAATATGGGTATTCTTCGTTATCCAATGAATCAAACATCATTTCTATTGCCAATGACATTGCCTTCTTGCTATAACTCCTTCTCGCGAATACCTTGAAAAAGAATTTTTCGTACCAAGCAACATACAGTGTTTGTGTTTTGTTAACTCCTACTTGATTTGCCATTAGTTACAATCATTTAATAATTCGTTGATTCCCTTAATTAATGCTCTCTTGATATTGAAAACATTCTTTCTGTTTTCTCGGAATTTATGTCTGATGTACAACAATTCCTTTGATGACAATTTTTTCTTTACACGAATAGCCATACCAAAAATTGAATGAATCCAACAACTCCTGCCCTGATAATACTATGCTTGATTTTTGTTTCACTACGTAACCAAGTCAACATATTATCGTGCGTTATCCATACCAATGGAACGCAAATAATTCTATCGTACAGATACAATCCCAAATACAATGGCATCAATATCAATCCTGCGATGTTTCTTAAAATCTTTTTCATATTTTTCTTTATTTCCATTTACCAAAAATTAATACGCTTATAAAAGCAAATGCTAAAACTCCAAGCATTATTAATTGAACCTTAATCATTTCCATTGTGATTTTTTTTCTGAATCTGCTTTACCATTTTTATAACCTAACTTGTATTGGTATACTGAGTTCAGCACAACAACCAAGGTTATATTTACAACTATCAAAACATCTGATGCATTCATAATCCGTTTTGTTTTTTCATTAAATCCAATCTTTCTTGGAACTTAGATTTTCTTGGAACATAATCAATCGTGGTTGCCAATACCAATGATGCCAACATCTGTTCCGTATCTTTTTTGGCATTACCAATCTTGTTGGTATCAACCACCAAAACATCGGACTTTACCAATCCATCAATTTCTTCATCAGTTATTACCTGACCGCTAACCATACAAAACATTTGTCTAATCACATCATACGATACAGACATCTGAACTTTTACTTACTTGCTCATAGTTTTATCACTTTTTTAATTGCATCGTAATTCAGGCAAACATCACCACTTGACGTTTCGAATATGATAAACTTTCTTTTTTCACTTGACCTATTCATAAATGTAACCAAATTATCTAACGCACATTTCTTTTCAGGAGTTGATTCTTCGTGAAGAATGGCATCTACGAACGATCCGTCATTAAGGTAAATTCTAAAAATATCCATAAGTCAAAAATTAAAATGGTAAATCATCATCACCCTCAACATTTGTATCAGGGGTTGTTATCTTATTTGGTTCAATTGCCTTTGCAGGAGCAGTAGCCTTAGAAGTTCCTACAATCCTCCAACCATCAATGGTATTGAAATACTTAACCTCACCCTTAGGACTTGTCCACTCACGACCACGAATATTGATACCAATAACAACTTCCTCTCCAAGAACGTATTCATCAACCAAGTCTGTATTATCACCAGTAAACTGAATAAGTATGTCCTGATTATACTTCCCATCACTCACAGAAAGAACAACCTCTCTCTTTTTGAATTTCTCAGTCACTTGTTGAGTATCATTAATGACCTTCAAAACACCCTTTAACTCCATAATTTCAATTATTTATATGTTATAAGAGCAAATATAATCAATTATAATAAATACCAATATATTTTTTAAATTACATTCGTTTTTAAACACAAATTTTTTAAGCCAATATTCCAAATATCTAATCACATTTTCTGACAACATTATAGTCAAAACTTTACCCTTGAATATCTCAATTATTTCTTGTAACTTCATTTCGTCTTTCGACAACGTCTATACGACATCATCTTCACTCCTGCCCACTCAGGTAACTTAGGGCAACTACATTTAAAAGTAAACCTTTTCAATTTCCCCCTTTCGCATACCCATTATCCTTTGGGGTGTTACGTGAATACTACGTATTGTTTTAAATTACATTCGATTTTTTGGGAAATTTTTTAGAGGGGGCGAAACTCATTAACGCGATTTTTTCCTGAGCAAGGGGGTGTACCCTCAATTTTTGCCTTCAATGATCCATTTTTTTCGGTTAAAATTTTGTCAAAACTCAAATCCTGGGGCTAACTGTTTGATTGTGAAAATGATTGAGAGTGATTTTTTTAAATAAAAATAGGCTTGTAAACTTAATTACAAACCTATTCAAGTGATGTTTTTCCCTATATTTCCCCTATATTTTGCTAAAATTTGCCTATTTCAACAAACATAATAGTAGAATTAGTGCGCTCACTTTGATTGTTAGTATAATGAGATTCATATTGATTATGTATTTTTTAAAGTTATTTAATTAATATTCTCTGATTACTTTGATTATTTTCAAGTCGTTTAGCATACTATTCTGATGTATATCTTTTGCTATGCTTCGCGCTTCCTGAATGTCTTCAAAGGTATTTACTTCTGAATGTAGTTCGTTGTTATACTTATCTAAGTAAATGAATTTATAGTGCTTTACTTCATAGATGGTAAAGTTATTGTTACCAACTTGCGCACTATATTCGTTTGTTGCTTCACGCTTTGACTTTGCTTTTATTGTTGCGTGGTGCGTTCCGTTTCTGAATATCTCAAATGTCTTCATAGTGATTTGATTTAATATTAATATTTAATTATTTGATATATATACGCTATTGAATAAAGTTCAATTGCATAGTTAACTTTGTGTAATTCATTAAAACTTTGAAAATTATTTTCTAAGTAGTGCGCCTGATTGATTAAATTATTGTAGATGTCAATAATTGGATTTTTATCGTTTACACCTTCTAAAAAAGTGCTGATAATGTCACCTTCATAGTCTACGTCAATACCTTGTTTAAAGTCTATATGCGTTATTTTGTTATTCTTTACCACATAAAAAACATATCTATCGTATTCAGGCAAAGACTTTATTTTGAATTCTAAATTCATCTTAATAAATTTTTGAGGTTGTTAATTCTCGTACTCTTACTTCGTGATTTGCTGAAAAAAGTTTTTCCTTTCCTTTCTTCCATCGTTTGTGCTTTTCTTCTGAGTGTAGAACTTCATTATAATCGTCATCAACTAAATGAGAGTAGAACAAAGTTTTTTCATTTTCTTCATCTATGTAAGCGTGTTTTTCATCGAATGAATAAAACATCTTATTTGTAAATACTTCCTGAATTGCTTTTAGTGGGGTTTCTTCCTGAATCACATAACTATTCATAAAACTATTCACCTGATTCAATTCACCATCTTCAAAACTATCAACAAAAACATCTGTGATAATTGTTACTTTAAAATTTTTCATCTTATTTAATTATTAAAAGTTAATTATTTGTTTACCTATCTGATGTACGTTTTTAATATTTATTTTGTGGCAACCTATTTTTAAAGTTCCGTTTATTGAAATTATTGTATAATTGCTTATTCTTAGTCCTTTGATGTCTTTGCCTTCCTGAATCATTTTGTAAAGTATTTTGGCTTCCTGAATGTCAATTTTCACCCCTTGCGTGGTTTCTATCTGTGTTCTATCTTCTGATATTCTTAAAAAGTCTTCATTCTTTTTTGATTTCTTCCGCTTCAACATCAATTCTATTTTGTGCAAATTGAATCATTAATTGAATTGAGCCACCAAAATTTTTGATACATTTCTCAATTTGTTTTTCTGTTCCCTTTTGTCCGTTATATTGACAAATTTTTAACGCTAATTTTTTCATCTGTTTTATCGTTTTGTTTCCACAAAGTTAGTGTTAATATTTAGTTGTGCAAATATACACATCGCTATTTTACAATATTTTATTAATTTAAACTGATTCTAAATAGGTTAAAATTTAATCAATAAAATTGAAAAAAAATCCTGATTCAGGTTGATTAAAATACTGTCAACTTTCTGATCAAAATACTGGCAGATCCAGGTTTGGTTTTTTTATTTTTTTTTCTGATGATCTATTTTTTTTCTCTATACTTTTTTCCTGCCCATATGCTACCGCTATACCAAAAATTCCTGAGCAGATTCCTGAGCAGATCGCTATACCGAAAATTCCTGATGAAATTCGTAATCATACGCGATGGCTATACCAAAAATTCCTGAGCAAAAAAAAGCCTGAACTTAATCAGGCTTATTGTAAATCTTTCCATTTCCATATGCATCACACTTTTTGTGAGTGGCACAACTGGCTATTAGTGCTAATAGAATGGCTATACCAAAAATTCTTGACTTCATTTTAAATTATTTTCTTGTTGCTTGACTTAAAAAAGAATCAAAATCATTGAATTTTCGATACAGAAATTCGTTGAAAAAGTCTTTTATTTTTACATTCTTGATGAATTTCTTCTTCTCTACTAAATTCATCTTATCATACCATACCCAACCTATTTGTTGTGGCTTTTCCAATGGTTCAATATCGAATAACATCATTTCAACTATGTTAAATTGTAAATATTTTTCTCTTGCTCACTTAAATCATCGTATGTACACTTGAATTCAGTTAGCATTTCTTCTTCGGTTGCGTATTCTTCGGTCTTGCTCCCAATCATCATTCTACTGCTTGATTTTTGAACCTCTGCCTGAACTTGAAGTAAGCAGGAAACAAGAATCCTTTCCTTCTTCATTATTTCGTAAACTCCGTAACCAACCCTCAACATTTCTTTGATTCGTAATTGTCTTGATAGTGGTAACTTCTTAAACTTAATATTTTGATAGTTTTTATTCAATTTGCGGTACTTTTGTACATTTTTGGATATATCTATCGCAAGGCTCTCAGGAACGCTTAAATTCGTCATTTTTTCCACCAAAATTTAATTAATATTTCTTTTCTTGTCGCATTTACGAATGTAAACTTTCCGTCAATTCGTTGCAGCCAACCTTTGTTTTCTAAGGCTCTTTTATATCCACATACTCGGCACTCAATACATACTCCTTTATCCGCAGGTCTTTGGTATGTTGAGTTGTTTATATGGTACATAAACAAAGGATATTTACGTTTACAACTAAAGCACTTTTTCATAACTATTGCTTTATTTTTAATTCTTCACCAGTTAAAGTAAAGTATAGGTTTTGAAGTTGGTGAACATAGTTAATATTTGGTAACATGCAAGAATGCTTACTTACGGATAATTCAATACCTGCTAATCTTTCCCATGATAAATAAGTCCAATCATTGCAAATAGATAATGTTTTCCAACCATTTTCACATTTTTTAAACCCAAAATTCAATAACCATTCTTCTGTTAGTGGTATTGGTTTAATAGCTTTAGTTAAATCAGATTCACCACATTTAAAACCAACTTCTAATTCCAATATTTGACTTACTTTAGCTATTTCTCCGTTCCAATCAACTAAATTTCCAATTCTTAATTCACTTGCTTTCATACTTCATTTTATAATATAATTCGCCTACTGTTGTTACTTCTTTAATAGCTTGTGCTTTTAACTCATCTAAGTGCATTAAAACGTAATTAATCGCTATTATTATTTCTTTCTTTTCGTGCATTACTTTTCAATTTTAAATCTTATAACATTCCATAAGCAACATTAAAACGATTGCTTATTTCTTCGTTAGGTGCAATATTACATATGCACCCGAACGACATTTATTATTGTATCCATTCATTAAGTAAATCTCTTAATTTCCTTACTTCTGATTCGTTTAAACAAATGTTAGCTAAATCTCCACATAGTTTATTGTAAATTGAAATGTTGAGTTCATCTAAACCTTCACCTGTATAATAATCTATTGTTATAACTTCAATAGTATCTTCTCTTTTAGTTGTTATTTCGTTTGACATAAATATTATTTTAAAATTAAATACTGCACCTAACAGCATCTATACGCAAAAACGTACATATCCAAGATGCGTATAGTTGCAAAATGTTATAATCTTTTCTTTAATGTTGGGTGTATTCTTACTTTAATTCTTCCTTGTTTTAAATTCGCGATTTTTTTTAAAAGCACCTTCTGATAAGTCTATCACGTGATCCGGCATTGCTCCCTTATCCGTAACCCTAACTATTACGCTTTTTCCGTTTTCAATATTGGTAACTTTTAGTTTTAAACCCATCTGAAACACATTACTGGCACAAGTCATTTCATTCATATCGAAAATCTCTCCTGAGTAGGTGTAATTGCCTTGAAATGCCCTTCCGTAGAACGTACACTCCCAACTTGTGAGAATGTACGTTAAAATCAATAATCCGATTATTTTCATTAGTCAAGTATTTTAATTCGCTTCATATCTCTATAAGACATCTTGTCTACCATTGTATACGGAAATGTATTTTTTGGATTGTAACTACAAAATGTTTTTGCAACCCAAAAATGATTGTTATTATCCCTTACCAAACATAACTCTCCAACCTCAGGAAGTTCAATTGGTCTTTCTTGGCTAAACCCTTGTAGGGTGTATTCTGTGAAAGAAAATAAATTACCATCACTAAATCCGTATACATTTTCTCCATTAAAATCAACAGTTATCATACTATCTTGAATTTCTTTTATGACACCCCAACCATATGTAATATGGTAAACTCTATCTCCAACTTTAAAAACTGTATTTTCCATTTCTGATTTATTTAAATTATTAATCCATTCTGTGTAATTATCACGCATTACATCTAATGTAGATGCGTGATAAATATCTTCCAACCTATTCATTAGAACAGTAATTTAGAACTTAATTTTGAGTAGTATTTCTCAAACTTTTCGATAAACTTATCAATCTTAGTTTTGTATTCGAAAATCTTGTCGGAAATCTCCTCTCTTGTTACGTGAATTACATACATTGGGATTGATTCACATCTATCATCGTAAGTAACAAAATCAAGCCATTCCAACTCTGTATTAACGATAAAGTACATACATACTTGTGGTAAGTATTCAGTAGGGATTCTATCATCTAAGATATACTTGATATGTGTTTTTGTACTTGGGCATTTGATTTCGATAGCACCCTTTCTATCCAATGTGAATCCATCAGGGGATAATGCTAAGTAATCATTTTCATCTGACAAACAGAAACCAACTTCCTCAACTATTTCTCCAAACTTATCCTGATACATCTGACGAACAATTGGCTCTAAATCAACTCCACGTTGCATTGCTTTATTCATTGGGATTTCTTCGATTTGCTTACTCACAATCTCACCAATCATTTCGTATAACAAAGGCAAATTATCTGCCCTTAATACTTCTTTCAATCTTGTTCCAGTTATCTTTCCTAAGCGATACTGAATCCATTCAGGTGTTCTTTGTTCTACATTTACTTCTACCATTTTGCTTTATTTTAAAAATTAATAATTACAATCCTTGATGATAATTCATTTCATCTGCCCACTCATTATCCATCATAATATCAAAATGATCCTGGGCTATATCTCCACGCAATTCGAATTTAGGCTTTGACCTCTTTCTTAGTTGTTCCTGCTCCAATCTTTCAAGACCTCTAACAACCATTTTTAGAGAGTTACGCAGATGGTTAATATCCATATCATCTATGGATATTTTTCTACCATCTTTCATTCGCCAATACACAATGTTATCGGAAACCTTAAAAGACCCCGACATTACAGAAGAATGTTTTTGATACACATTACCAAACAGTCTTCAATAGTTTCAATTCCGTAGCGACAATAATCACCACCAAAACCACCTTGAACTGCATACATTCCAGTCTTATCTCTTACTGTAATATAGAAGTCGTTTGTAGCTTCTTGTTTCGCAATGCAAATAAGGTGGTCTTTGTAAGTACATTCTAAATCATTTTCTGTTTGGTAATGGATTTGCTTACCCCTTATTACCCTTGTTTTTCCGTCAACTGTTACTTGTATCATTGTTTTAAAATTTGATTGTGAATAAAAGGCTTCCGATAACAGGTGTTTGGCAAAATGGCTTCCCAACGCTCAAAGCCAACACACAAAGCCACTTCGCCAAGCACCCGACCGTTACTCACCTTTCAATGATTTAATTTGTAAATCTGTAAGAATCCATTTTGTTCCGTTTCCTTCCAATACTTTCTGCTTATTTCCTTTTTCAATTGCAGATTTCACCTGAGCATCAGTCAATCCTTTTATTTCTGATTTGTCGTGCTTTTCAGTAGCATCTGCATCAGCAACATCGTCTAAAAGTAGCAACCCCCCAAGCGCATATTTTCTTGCGTATGACGAACTCGCTCCGAATGCCTGAGCATAATTCATACCTTTTTGATGCACATCAACTCCTGCATCAGCAGTAACAACTATCTCTCCGAATGGGCATACAAATCTTGCGGTTGCTCTAACTACTGGTATTCCACACAACTCAAATGATTCGTCTGTCAGGATAACCGCACTCTCATATTTCAAACAGATTGGTTTTAATGCTACCTGAATATCCTCTACTGAGCGGTATTTATATTTACCGAATGCATTCCATTGGTTTTTATTAACCTTGATTTCATTTTGAATTTTAGAAAGTAAAAATCCTACTTCATTCATTCCGATTGCTTCCATTGCTTCCATTTTATTTTTTATTTTAAGTTTACTAAATCTGCTATACTAATTAGGTTTTGTTCTACTGCCTTATTGAATAATTCTAAGGACTTTTCAATTCTACCAACTTTTGTTGTTAAATCTTCGTTTTTATGAAGACATACTTTTGCTGAAATCAGCATTGCGCTTTCCACGTAATCGTGAATCTCAATTGTTACTTTTTTTGCCATTATTTATAATTTAAAACATTATTTACCATTTTGATTTTGTTGTTGAATGAAATCTTATTCATATACATTTCATTTGCCATATCTTCAATTATATTTTGAAGAACTAAAACTCTTTTGTAATACTGGAACTCCTTATCCTTGTAATCAAGTTTTGCTTCCAATTCTATTTGATTGAAAATATCATCAACGATTTTATTCAATTCTTTTTTGTTTTCAGTCTTGTAATCTGCAACCGATAGGTCGCTTACAAAGTCATAGATTTTTTTTTGCTTACTCATTTTGTTTTGGTTTTAAATACAATGCAAATATACACAATAATATTTAAAAACAAATAAAATCAAATATTTTTTTTCAATAAAGCAGTTTTTTCTTTGTAATACTCTATAATTTCCTTATAATCATCTATGGTAAACCTTTTTTCTTTTTTGGCTAAGCTATCCAGTTCGTCTATCAATTCCTGACTATAACGCTTAACAAAATTGATTCTATAATTATTTATATCCCCTGCTTTATCCTTATTGCAAGGTCTTGAACATTGTGCGTTGATATTGAATTCGTGATACCTAAGATACGAATGACCTCCTGATGACCATAGATGTCCTGCATCGGTATTTCCTGCCCTCAATGGTTTACCACAACTAATACAACCTTTGTCTTTATCCCTGAATCGAATATATGTATGGCAAGTTTTTTTACATAAATCTGCCCAAAATGAAATGTCGGAAAGTTTATGATCTCTTTTTTTTTGTTTCCAAACTTTTGCTTCGTCTTTCTTAATTTGGGATAGGTTTTTTAATGCCTGAGCAGTTTTATAATCAATGTCGCATTTCTTTGAGCAAACTATTTCGTTCGCATATCTCGGAGAAAAAGGTTCTTTACAAGATTTGCATTTTCTTTTTTTAGATGTCATATATTTTAATCCATTCGTTATTTGGAAAATTCAGGTCTAATCCAACTTCATCACCAATCCTGAAACAATAAAGGCATATTTCGTAAAACATTTCTTCGTCTTGATCTGATAGATGTTCAAACCCAAATCTTTCCTTCATTAATTTATCGAATTCACTAATCGTAATTTCATAGTAATTGGCTATCTGCTGATACAAATAGCCTTTTACAAATTTAACTTGTGCTTTTGTCATAGATTGAATCTACTTATGATATTACTCAATACACCTACTACAATCGAATTTCCTGCTTGTTTGTATGCTTGGGCATCTGATACTGTCCAAGTAAATTCATCAGGAAAATCCATCAACCTGAAACACTCTCTTGGTGTTAATTTTCTCAACCTGAAATCATCAGTTAGAATTCCTTGCTCACATTTTGTATCTAATGTTTGAGCAACCCCCTTTCCAACCCTACCTCTGCGAGTAGTTGATTTTATGTTCTGATAGTTGATGGAATCGTTTTTAGTTGCCAATTCATAACCTTTTTGAACCGCAGACCTAACCCTGATGTAATTGCAAGTGACTTTGTCGGTTGGTTTCGTAGTGATACAATTCAACACATTATCGTCAACGCTTTTTGGTTTAAATTGCTTTGCGAATTCCTCTCTTTTATTCAGGAAACCATTTATCATTCTTTCGGAAAGCAAATACTTATCGTTAACGCTATTTTCCAATACATCAACAAGTTTTTTTTGTAGTGGAACTTCAATTGGAAACCTGAAATTATTGTCTTCATCATTCCTAATTCCAACTAAGAATACTCGCTCTCTGTTTTGTGGAACACCATAATCTTTTGCATTCATTATTTTCCAATACAAATGATATGGAACAGATTCTTTGTATGGGAATAATACTGGCAATCCATTTATTGATTTTCCACCAAGCATATTAACCCATTCGGAAAATGTTTTACCACCATCATCAGACAGTAATCCGCGAACATTTTCAAAGATGAAATACCTTGGTTTATTTTCCTTTATGAATTCATAAGAATTAAAGAACAAGATTCCTCTCTTATCGTTTTTACCAAGTCTTTTTCCACCCATACTGAATGATTGGCAAGGTGGCGATGACATCAGGATATCTAAACTACCAAACATTTCAGTTATTTCTTTATATGGTGTATCGTGAACATCTTCAACATAATATCTTGGTTTTTCATAATTTAAAAGATATGTATCTCTTGCATATTTATCCCATTCACATTGTAAAATATTTTCATATTTAATACCTAATCTATTCAATGCTTGGTCGAAAGCACCAACTCCTGAAAACTGACTTCCTATTTTAATTGATTTTTTCATATGTAAAGCCATTTAATTTTCTTTTTCCATCAATGTAATATCTTGAAACATTAGATGCGTGTTGATTGTGTTTTATTGCTACTTGTTTTATAGAATCAAACACTTCATTAGTTTCTATACATCTAACTTTTTTATTCATACCTGAACCATTCCTTGCTAATGAATGAATTTTTGTATGTTCAGATGGAGTTACTAATTGTAAGTTTGAAATTTCATTATTTAATTTATTAAAATCTATGTGATGTATTTCAAAACCATTAGGTATTACACCATATTTAGATTCATATATGTAATTATGCAACATAAGCCTATCTCTTGTTGTACATTCATAATACCCATCTCTGTTTATCGTAAATTTTAATTCATCTACAACAATGAATGGTTTTAAAAACTTACTCCTCAATTCTAATTTTTTAGATTTAAACCTATTAAAAACGGATTGCCTTGAAACACCAAAAGCCTTCCCAACTTGTTCCAATGACAATCCGCTTAGATACAATTCATACATTTTTTCTGTCTTCATAATTATATTATATGTTTACAGATGTAAATGTACAAATAAAATAATTAACTACCGCAATTTAAGCAACCTTCATCATCATCTTCCTCAGGGTGTTCTTCTATCCTTGGATTCAAGATTTTTTTTCAACTCATAAATTTCCTGCTGAATTTCTCCATCTTCGAACAAATTTCCAGTTAATTGAGATTTCAATTCTTCAATTCTTGCTTTTATTTCTTTTTCTTCCATTTTGATTTGTTATTATATTTTATTCTTTCAACTATTAATTTTTCATCTAAACATTCGCCATCATCTGTCTTGTACATCACAGATAGTAAATTCGTTTCTGAATCTATACTAACATACTGATAATAGCATTTTGTGAATTCAGTTCCTTTGTACTTTTTCAGGTATTCACGTGTTAACAACTTTCCTTCAAGCGTGAAAATCTTCACTGGCAAATCTATAAATTTTTCTTTCTTCGACATAATTCAATTATTTTATGTTTAAAGGCATTTTATTAGCAACACCATAATCTACTACCATCTTGGCATAGATACGCTCAGGAGTGTGGCTTAAATGCAAAAATGGATTACTTTTAGATAATTCGTGCGACTGAAAATTTGATTCCCTCTGCAAATCGCTTAAAATTGATTCATCTATTCGACCAATCAGGCTTCCGTAAATTTTTCTTGCGTGAAAAATATCTCCGAGATAAGTATTTCCTGAATTCAGGCTTTCTTCGTATAGATTTTGAGAGATATTGATAAATTCTCGCTCTTTTTCATCACGCTCACCGCTTTCCTTGATTTCCTTTTGCAATTTTAAAAGTTCTTTGCTTACTGCATACTTGACTTTGTGATACTGCGCTAATGGTGCAATTAATTCGTTAAATGTGATGTTTCTCCAATCGTTTTTTTCTTTTCGGTATCGTTCGAATGCATAATCAATATCATCAATGCTTAGTTCGGAATAATCTCTCAGGATAGTTTTTACAACTTTGTCGGTTAACGCTTCTGATAATTGTCCTGCCCTGATTCCGTAATAAATATCTGCTGAATCAACAATCTGTTTGAAGATTTGGATTGCGCATTCAATCTTATCAGGGTGCATTTGGATAGAGATTTGATTTCCTCTACTGCAATCTGTTTTTGATACTGCTAATCCTTTACTTTGCAATCGCAGATACAATGCGTTCTCTAAATTTGTTGATTGCATCGTTCTGACTTGAAGTTCTTGTTTCTGTTCCATTTTGCTTTCTATTAAAATTTTTATCATTTTTCGACCAAGTAGTTAGTCTTCTTTCCAAACTCCAAGTTTGTTGTAGTTCGAATTTCATTTTTGTATTTGATTTATTTGGCTCTGTCCAGTAATGATAGAATTCATTCAATAAATCTTTACCATAAATTTCTAAAAAAGGTTTTAGTGTGTGAGCAAATTTTAATTTGCGATCCTCTATATTATTTACTTTTAATTGTACTTGTTCTTTCTCTTGTTCTTTCCCTTTCTCTTGTACCGAAGGGGCTACATAACCCCCTTTACTACCCCCTTCTGTACCCACTTGGCAAGGGGCAAACATTGCATCTTTTGTTTTATCAAAATATCCTTTGATTTGGGTTTCAATTGAGTGTTTTTGAGATAGATACGCAAATTTCGCCATTCCTGATAATTCAGTATCCTTTCCTTCGAATTGTTTTTTAAGTAATGCATCAAGAAAGGAAAGTCTATCCTTGTCGTTTAATTCCTTTGCTACATCATAGTAACTATGGAAAAAGTTAAATGCCTTTCTCATTAATTCATTTCTTTATGCAGTAAGTGTAAAGCACCAATTAAATGATAAACATTTTTCTTTGACAAATGTATTGTCCTCCATTTATCATCTTCGGAATTTCTTATTGAAATTACTGCGCAATCAGAAATTGCATCTTCATTAAGTAATTCAACTTCCATTGTTCCACCATCATTTGATAGGCATTCAAATTTGTAAATCATATAAAAAAAATTAAATAAATAAAAAAAACCCTCTTGAATTTTCGTGGCTTCGACCTCACTACTTCTTCAAAAGGGTTACAAAAATCTTTAAGTTCTAAAAATGTCGAAGCGAACTATGTGCAAATATAAACAATTATTTTAATTCGGTTCAACTTTCTTTAAAATTCTTCCCAAACCGAACGATGCATCAATTATCGAATTGGCTCTCTGAGTTAAACTTTGAATCATTCCATTTATCTCATCTTCCTCATAACTAACGTAATATCCTTTTGATGTGCTAATAACTGGAAGGATAGATTGAACTCTGTAATAGTTGATAATTTTTCTCAGTCTTGCATCTGTAAATTTTGGTTTTGGATTCCATTTTTCATTAACACCATTTATGATTTGAATTGCTAATACTGGATTTTCCTTGGTCTTTCCTTTAAGTATTGGTGCAATCCTGAGTGCTAACTCATACTCCTGCTCATTCAAATCGTGAGTGATTTCTTCGTGACCTCTAATCATTGCTATTATTTTTTATGTATACAACTTTTCCATCAATAAATTTTGGGTACAATCCACCCCTTACTTTATCTATAAAATCTTCCATTTTCAATTGATTGGTGAAGTTTTTATAGTTGTTTATGAAGTAGAATACACTTGTGTGATGTTTGTAGTTTAAAGCCTTAGAAATGTCTGTCATTGTCATTCCTTTTTTGTATAGGTATTTACAAGCATAAGACTTCATCTGAATCCATACTGCATCACGTGCGTTATATGAATTGACGTAATTTTTAATCATTACAACATCTGAATTAAAATCTTTACTTGCAAATAGTGTGATGTACTTTGCAACACTCAATCTACGATGGATTTTCACATCATTTGCGTATCTCCATTCACCTTCAAGATTCAGGTACGATTCAAAATACCAAGTGATTTGATCTTCGGTTAATGAATCAGGTAATTTGTAAACGAATAAATTATCGTTACTATCAATAAACATTACTCTCCTATAAAACATATCGTCAAAATACTTATGGTTACTAATAACATTATAAAAATAAAAACTGAAATTTTAATGATTTTCAATTGGCACATTGTCTTTTTCTTAGGCTCAATTCTTGTTATGCCATTTTTTGCATCAACAAGTTTTTGGTATCTATCCATATCAAAATGCAACATTGATTTCAAAATGTTTTTTTTCATACGATTGGAAAAATTAAATCTGTACAATCACACAAAACTTTTTTGTAGCACCCACCACAACATTCACTTGCAGGTTTATAGCATTCTTCAAGTTCTTCGTAATACCCATTTCCTGAACAATCATTACAGATATTTATATTCTTGAATGATTCAAACATATTCATTAATTCTTCTGTCGTAAACGGAATGTATAATTGTTCTTCTTCGTCATCTTTCCATTCTGTCGGAAACCATTCCTGCATAAACACCTCAAAATCTCTTTCCATTCCAAGGTAATTTATTCTAATTGATGATTCATCTAACACTTCGAAAACTACATCATCGAATTTGTATATCTCAGGTTCATAACCAATCGTATACATAATTATTTTCTTTTTAGTCATATCATTAATGATTTATTGTTTTGACAAAATTATGTAATTATAATTGTTAAAACAAAATAAAAAGCACAAAAAAAACGCATCTCAAATGAAATACGCTGATTTTCTTTATATTATATGTTGAAATGCATTTTCGCCATAAATCTCAATTGATTTTAAATTATACGCTTTTTTAGCATCAACTATATTCTTAAAAGAGCCTAATTTTAATGTTTTATTATTATTGCTTATACAAGCTCTATATCTATTTCCAAATTTATCGTAATAAATTCCTCTGCCTAAATTGTTAACTACTTTTCTGTTGTATGAGTTTAATTTTGCTGATACAACTCTTAGATTTTCTCTCCTATTATCTTTTTTATTTCTGTTTATATGATCTACAATCTCTCCTTTTTTTGCCTTAATTATAAATCTATGTAGATATTCGTACTTATTATCAAAATAAATCCTAAAATATCCATTACTTACATCTAATTTTACTCTATACTTTTCAAGTAAGAATAAATCTTGTTCTGACAAAACTAAACCTTCCATATTTTATTGTAATTAAAATACAAATATAATAATTGGGGCGGTTAAAAGAAATTATAATTTTGGATATTTAATACCGTTATTTATAATGACATTTCCGTTATCTAATGTTTTTTTTAAGTCTTGCCATTTATAGCTTAATCCATTTTTCATTTTGAATTGAAAATGTGGGTAATCTTTAAATCTTTTCCAATCGCCACCATGCTCTAATCCTTTTGATTTGAAAAATGAAATTACTATCTGATGGTATTGATTCTTAATATCCCATTCAATATTTTCAAATGTTCCATTATTATCTTTATCAAGAAGAATCACATAATCAAATGCTAATCCGTAATTATGGATAGATTGGAACGCTTTACTATTTGTTACCTTAGGTTTCTGATTATACAACGCGGTTTGTTCAGCAGGGCTTCTATAAACCGATGAAAATCTCAACCTAACACCCTTTGGAAGTTTATTATTACACTCAACATACAACAACCTTAATTCTTCCCTGATTATTGGGTGCGCTTTTTCAATTCTATCAATCGTTAACTGATCCATTTTTTATTGTCAATTTAGATAATACTTTTGTAACAGAGCCAACTGCTACCATATAACCACCAATTGTAACAAGTGATGCAGGAACAACTACTGTTCCACTTACTAAAAAAGCACCAACTGCTCCAATTCCAAGTCCGATTTTACCAACTTTCTTCCAAAATTCAGGAGATTCTGAATTCCATCTTTCTTTAATTGTCATCTTTATGTCTTTTAATTTGGTTTACATTTTTAATCCCTTGGATTGTTTTGTCTATGAATGAAAATCCAAATAACGCTTTGAAATTTTCATCAATACTTTTTATCTCAATAAATGAAATTCCGATTAGCGATAATTTAACTAACGGAACTTCATTTACAACGTACAATTGAGTTGAGTGCGCTACTATACACAATAAACAGTAGAACGTAATTTTAGGTATTAGAGCAAATGCCTTTTTCGATGATATGTTCTTGATGTCTTCTTTTCCTGCTTTCATTATCCCAGTAATAGTGTCTACCACTACAAGAATTATAATAAGGAAAAATGCGTAAAGTATTGGTGAAAAAAAAGCCACCATACCAACAAAGAAATATTGCAAAAAAGAAATAATTGTAGTTTTCATTTAATTTCATTAGAATTTATAAATTTTATGACTTCCGTCAGTAAATTTAATGAAATATTCAGTTCCTGCCATATTTCTAAACACTTCCTTGACAATTTTATCATCAATTTTCATTCCTTCCCAAAATCTTCTACCTGATGCTCTCTTAGACATATTTCGCTAAATTATTTCTTACTTTATCTGTGAATTCACATTTAACAGATGCCAACCTTGCAAATTCTTGATATTCTATATCAGGAGAATCGTTAACTATCAATGCCTTATCTTTTAGAAACCAAGAATGATTAAATGAATTGTAATCTGATAGCCAAATGTTATTTTCAGCCAACAAATACACATTTATCAATAAGTCTGTATACTTATACATTAATGGATCAGTAAGCATTGTGTAAGTAGCGATTCGCTCTCTTTGTACATTTTCGAATTTTCTATTTTCATAAATCAAATTATCAATTTTGAAATTAGGATTCATATTACCAAAGAAACCACCGAACCTTAAACAATCAATTAAGTTAGCACCCTTAAAGTTAATATCCTCAATGGAATAGTATTGGTTTAGTTCAACCTTTACTCTAATAGTTCCTTTTGCATTATCAACTGAGTATTCTTTTAAATTGTACTCTCCCCAAATAGTATTTCCAGTTTCTCCATCAATATCGTAATCAATTTTCAGGTAATAACACCCAATACCATCTAATGACAATACATCTTGCCATTTTATTGTAACACCAAACGCATCTTCTGTTGGGAAATCAATTTTACTTGGTTGATATGTAGCAAGTACATCACCTTTCTTGTACAACTTAAAGTCAACAACATCTGTAACCCTGCCAGTAGTTTTCCACCAAGCAGAAGTTAAGTCATTTTTCCAACTTTCATTTTCTCCAACCTTAGCCAATACAAGCATTGGATTACAACATTCTTTCGTGTTATAGGTTTCAGGCGGATTGATTTCTCTGTTCCGCCTTCTTACTAACCTAAAACATTTTTTTGTTCGATTGTATAAATACCCTGCCATTTTCTCTTATAATTCGAATTGCTCTCTTAATGAAGTTGGAATATTTTCCATTTGCTGAAACCTTTCAAATAATGTTGGTTTCATTTCATTAATTAAATTTTCAATACCTAATGTAATATTTTCAGTCACATCAAATTCAAAATTAACTGCCAAATAATCCTGGATCAATAAATCTTGCGGAAATAACCTTACATAAACTTTATCACCATCAACATAATATGCTGAATCTAAATTAAATTTTTTCATAATATTATAAATTATAACAACCTACTCTGTTTACAACATAAATTGCAGTATTATTAACACCTCCTGCGCTTGTTCCCATACTTCTTCCAACTTGCCAAGTTAATAAATTTGATGTACTTGGCAAATTAGTAGTGATTGTTCCACTCACTTCTGCGCCAGTTTCTTTATTTCTAACTCTATATTTAACAGAAGAACTATTTGGCGCACAATAAAATTCAATTAAATAAACTGTTGATTGCGCAGTTCCAGCGGTTCTATTTGAAGGGAAACTTGCCCCAAGGTCTATCTTAGTTGCTACACCTGAGTTGTCATTATGCATTATTTGCAAGTTACCATCACCTGAATCATTTGCAACCGCAATTATATTAGTCAATGCAGATGGTTGGTTGTTTAATGAACTTCCAATTGCCAATGTAGCAGTATCAATTGTCAAACCGATAAAATTGTGTGTTCCTACTGCGTAAGATGAATCAGCAATACCATATTCAGCAACAAAGTGAAAACCACCTAAAATAGACCATAATGGTTGCGCTCCTCTAAGACAACCATAAGCACCAGTTGCAGTTGCAGTTGGCGAATATGAAGACATTACTTGTCTTGTTTGATAATTCGTTCCTGATACAGATTTAGCGAATTGCGCACCAGTTATATTCATTGTATAACCTAACGACAAATCATAAGTTACAGAGTTGTTTCGGTGTGTTACACCTCTAAATGTTTCGTTCCCTTGTAAATGAGGAATGAATTGACTTCCACCTCCACCGCCACCGCCAGTGTTGTTAACCCAAGATAAATTTCCTGCGCCATCAGTTTCTAATATCTGACCTGATGTACCATCTGCTAATGGTAATGTATATGCATTTGATATTCTTACTCTACCACTATTTAATAAAATTAATGCTTCACGTTGCACGTTAGTGGCATTTTCATAAACGTGAAATACTAATTGAGTACCAAAAGACGTTCCGTTATTATGGTCTTCTGTTGCTTCAATATCAAAAACAGACCTTGACATAGTAAAGATAGAGCCAAGTATATCGCCGGTTAAAGGGTTTGTTGCATTTGCTCTTGTTCTTTGAAAACTTAAAATAGGATAAGCAGAATCAGAAAATGCCCTAACTCTTACGTATGGAGTTCTATTTCCTGACATAATTGTTAACCCACCTGCATTTGTGCTATAAGTCATTGAATCATTAGCATCAGGAGATTCAACCGCCATACTTGTAAGTGTATCTGTAACTGAAAACCTAACCTTATCATTTTTTAGGTATAAATTTCCATCGCCATCAACTCTAAAAACAAGGTTATTTGTAAATGGTGGTGTAAACACTGTCGAATCATCACTACTCGCCAATAATAATTGGAATTCTGTTAGAGCATACCTATGTAAATCCCAAGGAGTTGAATCATCAAAAATATAATCGCTTTTTGCTACAATTTTAGCTTCAAATGTAGTTGTTCCTGCTCCACCATTATGTTGTCCACTTGCGATAATGCCACCTAAAACATCATCTGATAAAACTTGCGTAGGTGATGCTTTTGTTCCTCTCGCTTTTCTGAATGAGATTAACCCTTTTTGTGCGCTATCAGACCAATTTGCCAATCTTAATACTGATGATTGAGCAATGCCTTCTGTTTCAACATTCAAGTAACTAACACCTACTTGCGTTAGATTGTTTGCTGAATCTGAAAATCTAAACCCAACTTCTGTACCTTCATTATCAATAAATGTAAATCTTGTATTAGAACCAATTTCATCATCAAGAACAAATAAAGGTATTTGTCCTTGTGTACCATTTACAGTTGGAATCGCAGGAATTGTAATGTTTGCATTTAACCAAGCAATGAATTGCGTTAAAGTCCATTTTCTACTTTCGTAAGTAGCCAATCCAGTCTTTTCAGATAAATCCAATAATGATAATTCATCAGGTGTTACTGATACATTATTGATGTAATTTTCAACTTTTCTTCCCATTTTATTTTAACTTAAAATTTTAATTTCAGGTGAGTTTCCACTCGTTAATTTATCAACACCATCTTCTGATGTTATTTTATTTTCCTCAGGGTTATTATTCTGAGAGCCTTCCTCACTTATTTTTGAAGATATACAAAAATCATTTCCATCTAACAAATTTGTATTGACATAACATCTTAGTACAATTGTTGTTGGATTTAAAAACTGAATATCACATCTATTTGGAATTGAAATTCCGATTAACGGATTCTCAGTCTGAGTTCTATCTATTTCAGTAGAAAGAATGTATCTTGGCGAACTTTCTTTTGGTTCAATTGTAATCATTCCGTAAGGCGATCCGCTATAATTTGAAGGAAATACGTGTGTTGCTTTAATTAAGATAGTTGCATTTTCTTTCAAACTACTATATTGCGTTGTTTCAGTTGTGTCAAACAACTCAATTGTTGATGTTCCACCCCAATCATCATAGTTTTTAAACGATAATAATCTATAATAATAATCTACAACTCCATTTCTTTTTATTTCAATTTTAACATATACTTGCCAAGGTAAAACTTTATAATTATACCAATTTCCATTGTCAATATCTTGCGAAACAAAGAATGGGTGAGTAGATAAAACATCTTCCCAATACTTCCAATCAATTATAATAGGGTAAAATAATCTGATTTCCATTTCGTTTCCTGATAACCCACTTCTCTGATATAAAAACGCTTCTTTTTTTACAGATGAAGTTGGAAGGTTATTAGAAATAGGTGATGTCTGATTGATAAAATACTGCAAATTCACATTTGTCAAATCAAATGTAATCTTATCCAATACAAATTCGTAGTCATCAGGAATACTTCTAACCACAACTTTTGCTGATATACTTTCATTTACATCTGTTGAATACAGATTGAATTCACCAACGAATGAAATATCATCTTCAATATTGAAATCACTATTTGATACGTTGTTTGCAATGTTTAAATCTTTGTAATCATTGTTATTGTCGTGATTTACTATATTGCTTGTCAATGGTGTAATTGGAACTCCAACTGGTTGTTCAAATGTTAATTGATTTCCAAATAATAATCTATTTGTATTTCCAACTTTTATCCATAAAAAGAATGTTCTTTCGAACTCACCTCTGCCTTCAATAAACTTTCCAAATCCATTTGGATTCGAATAGAATGGATTGAATGTTATCCCTATCGTGAATGTTCTTACACCGCCTGAATCTGCATATGAGAATGAATCTAAGTACAGATTAAATGGTGTTGAGGTAGTGGAATTCCAATCATTACCAACATCAGATGCACTTATTGATTCAGTTTTTAAGAATGGTAAGTATTCATCTTGCGGATCAGGTTGGTTCAGGTTTAACGTATCATCAATAGTGTAATACATAGCACCTAATTCAACACTTGTAATACCAAGTGATGTTGGGCATTTTGCGGTGATTGTATATATTCCTACTTTATTGTAAAAAATTTCGTTTATAACTGAACCAAACGTACAATTAGGTTGGTCTTCATTGAAACCTTCATTCCATAAACCAGTATTTGCTTTCTGATTATATTCTACAATTGTTGGAGCAAGACTTTCAGTAGATAATATTTTGAATGATGTTTTTGAATAATACCTCAAACATTTATCACCAATAAAATAACTCTCAGCAAACATTGCAGGAAATATAATATCAAATGAAATCTGAAATTGCCTTTTCGTTCGTGTGAATGCAGTATATGAATCCGTTGTATCTGCCAATCTTGATATAATTGCATTCATAACAAGGAATTGACCTGATTTCTTTCCAATTTGAACAAGATTTAAAGAATTACCTACTGACAATGATGACAATCCATTAGCACTAAATTTACTTGTTTCTTGGTCTATTAAAGATTCAAGTGATGGTGATGAATTATTAGGTATTGCATTATCAACAAAATTAAATGCAAAATTTAATGAATCATATTGTCCATCTGCCAATAAAACAGCGGTATAAGAAGTGCCATTTGTCCAACCATTTACATCAGGTAAACCAGTCATTTTCAGGTATAAATCAGAAACAAACGTAATAGTTCCAGTGTGAAAACCTGCATTTCCATAAATATCTGTTACACCATTTGTTCCGTTTACAATTAATAATGTATAGGTTTGTCCAACCCTAAATCCATCATCTAAAAAAGAACCCTGACCTCTTGATATTTTATTTTCAAGTTTATCAACTCTAAGTTGATTTTCAGTTGTTGACAAGAACTCTACGGAAGTTTCAAATTTATGCTTGATATTGATTCTATCCCCTGCATTTGCTTTGAATTCATTGGTGACATTTCCATATATGTCCTGAAATACGCTACTTTTTAATAATATCCCCATTTTCTTTTACTATTTTGTTTAGAGTATCAATATCATCATTTTTAATAGCGTTTTGAACATCTTTTAGCATTTGCTTAATGCTTTCACTACCATCAACTTCTGATAGATTCATTATGGCTTTTTCACATTCGTGAACTAATCCATTCATAAAGTCTTCAAATCCATTCATACATCAAAAATATTAATAAATTTTTTGAATAGATACATTCTGCTTGTAGAACTTTACCTTTTGCTTGTAATCTAATAATGCTCTGTTTTGCATTGGTAAATATTCAAGAGATAATATCTCACATTGAGTTCCATTTATCTGAGCATAGTTGTTATCCAATAATTGTAAAAACTGCTCCTCAGTCATTGCAGTAGGAACTTTTTTCCTGATGATCCAGGTGTGCAAATTAGGATTGTTTACAGAGTGATATTTATCCCACAAAACACTTGGGAATAATTTATCATTTGCATACATCTTTCCTGCTCCATCAATAATCACAAGTTTTGCTACTGAGAAATACTGACTTGTTACTTCCATAATCCCTATTGGATTTTTAGCATTTGCATAGTTCGTACCAAAACTACCATCAATTTCTTTAAGTAGTTTTATGTATTGTTTTTCAAGCCAGTTTACAGAAGTTTTTCTTTTTGCCTTTGCGAATGGTATAGATGCATTTGTAAGACCTTTGATAAGATTCAAATCCTGATTTATTATCGTATTTCTTTCTGCTGAATACTCACTAACTGTATTGGCATATTCATCTAATGTAGTCATATCAGAGTAGTCAACTTGGTATTGGATAAGGTATCGTTTAAAATTTCGCTCCGTATCTATTTCAAATTCATCTACCGCACTATCCTGAATAGGCAAAGCAACCTTTACAGAGCCTTGCGCTTGGTCTATCCAATAATCCCATCTTTCAAATTCAACAATTTTATTCCTAACCTTTATTCTTGCATTAAACATTGTTTGCATTGCTTTAATCAAAGAACCCAATGTAGGTGTTGTATCTGTTATAGTTGGATAACCAGTATTGAATGCAAAATTCAAATCTGATTCCAAATAGTCTAATATTCCTTTTTTTTCTTTGTTTTGCGGTGTTGATACTACTGCTAAATTGATGTAATCCCCTGAACCCTCAAAAATTGTAGATTTAAAAGTATATCCAAGATGTTCACACCCTGCTTTAAGTAATTCAACTACCTTACACGCTTTATAGGTTCTTGTCTTAGGGAATATCAATTCCTTCATATCAGATGCCAATTTTTTAATTTGGTATACCAATATTCCGATATAAGCAATTTGAATTCCTAATTGTATTGATGCTTCAACTATTTTTCCAGTTGCAGAAAACCCATAGGCTATAATAGATGCGAATTCTTTTGATGTTTTGGCTAATTCCCTTACTTGGTCTTGTAAAGTTCGTGAAATCGCATAAATTGTAGTTGTTATCACCAATGATTTGAATAACGCTTCTTGTTGAATAATACGATACTTCAAATCATACGTTCTTAGAGCATTCAAACTATTCAGGTAATCAAATGTTAGTGAATCTGCATTCTCAATAAAATTGTCGTGAGCGTATCTTTGCTTTATTCGTACTTCAACTTCATTTGTTCTAACTTTCAATGATTCTAATAAATCTACATAGTATGGTAATTTTTTTCCTGAAAAAGAAACCTCATATGGAATACCCTCAGATATACCAATTGAATTCAGGTGATTCATCACTATTTCTTTTCCTTTTGATGGTATTATTACACTATCAATATTGATTGATTCTTGCTGAACATCTTTTGAGAAATCCACCGAGATTCCCATATCATCAAGGTTTCTCGGTGTTATTTCAGTTCCATTTAAAAAGTGTTTCATATTTTCTTGTTAAATCTATGAATGTTTCTTGTTGTGGTGTTGTTTACCTTAGTTGATTCGACAATTTTCATCACTCCACCAACTATTTCACCCATTGCAATATTTGTTTCAGGTTTGTTTTTAATGATGTCTTTCAGGTCTTGAATTTCATCTATCAATTTAATACTCGCCCACATATTATTTGCAGTTGAATTGGATTCGGAATTGTACATCAATTTTCCTTTTAATCTATCCTCAGCAATCTTTGCAATCTCAAATGTAGTTAAATCACCAGTCTTTTGAGATAAATATGGGTTAAGAATTTTTTCTGAACCATCAACACGAATTATGTGTCCATCTTTACCGCTTAATTGTGGTTTTCCTAACGCTTCTGATACTGTTGTTTCAGTTCCTTCATAGAAGGTTGGTAAAGCAGAAACAAACGCACTCAGAGCAGATACATCTGTAATAGTTTTCGCAAATGCATTTTCACCAACTTTTGCATTTTGAATGTTGTTGTTGTAAGCATTAAAAATAGCCAATGCCATTTGAAGTCTTTGAATTGATTTTTGATATTTTATCTTTTCTTTTTCAGTATTCAATTGGTCTTCTTGTGCCTTTGCAAGTGATTCCTGAGCAGTAATATTCCCTGCAACCGCTTTGTCTTGCAAGTATTGAGAATTTTGAGCCATACGATTCATTCTATCTTCAAGCATTGATATTTTTCTTTCGATAGTCTTTACATAGGCATCAATCGCCAATTGCGTTAAATCATTAACTGCATTTGCCATTTTCTTGATTTGCTCTAACTTATACTCAGCAACCTTTTTGTCATTGTCCTCTACTTCTTTATTTGTTTTGTTATTTGCATCTTTTATTATTTCTGCCTTTTTCTTTTGATGTTCAAGTTCAAGTTTTTCTTTCTCAGTATAAGCATCTTCAATTCTTTTTTTATAATTTT